CGACATCTACTGATTCAACGTTTTCGTTTTCAGTCATGTTATCATTCTCCTTTTTAATAGTCTTAGAAGTATTAATGCCTTTAGCACTATCTACTAAGAACTTTATCATGTCAAGTTTGTCAGCATCTGACTTCTCAACAAAACCAATGTTCTGCATGTTTGCACCTGTTACAGGGCTGGTTGCAGATTCCTCTTCTGAGATTGTTACCAATCCAGATTCTTTGTCCCAGAATACATTCTCTAGGATTGTTTCAGTACCCTCGCCAGTGATGGTATCTACGCCATCCACCTTCTCTACTGAGATGATGTTGGCAAACTGGTTTGCAGGGCTGTCAACAAGTGACAACTCAACTAGGGTGTAGTCTTTAATAATACGGATACTTGCATCCATCTTTTCGTCGTAGGCATCGTCCCACTTGTTCATTTTACCGCCAATAGAGAATCCTGTGTACGTTCCATCTAGAACCTTTTCCCATGCATCCTGAGCACCCTTTGAAACATATGCTGATACATAAATGCCCTGATAAAATTTCTTGGTCTCTGGGTCGAAATATTTGTCTTCTTTAAAAGCAACCATCTTGCCAACAGCCTTTGGCTGGTGCATCTCACGAATGTTGCCACGGAACTTAGAGAACGCTTCTAGCGAAGCCTCTGGAGTAACAATGTCATTCTGACGGTCTAGGTTGTCTAGGGTAGCAAAGCCAGAAACAATGCGACGTTCTGCGTCCACTTTAGTAAGTGGCATTGAGATGCGAACATTGTTTCCTTCAATATCGAAGTGTGCTTTTTGAATACTCATAGACTAATTATAGCCCCCTTTTACTGAACTGTTATATAAATGTTATTATAACACAGTTTTACTGAGAGCGTCGTCCTTCCCCTTTAGGATTTCTTCCAGCAGCAGTTGCAGTGTTATCTGCCTGTGCCTGTTGACGCTCTGCATCACGTTCTCTGTCTCCTGCGTTGTTAGCATTAGAGTCTGCAGCCTGTCGTGCTGTTGGTTGAACCATTGCATCTCCGTCTGGACGTTCTGCAAGGTTTAGGATATCACGAGCCTCGTTAGGAGCCATAATCTGGTTCTTGACGTAGTTAGTAATAATCTGTGACTGAGCAAGTTCATCAGTAAGTGTTAGTTCGTTGAACTTAAGTTCTAGAACATCTGTCTTCTCACGGATAATCTTGTTAAGAATCTTTTCAAGATTACGCTGTGCTGGACGAGTTACCTGCTCTTTGAATGTACGGTCTTGTGATAGGGATGCTGCAATCTGAGATGCATCGCTACCGCCAAGTTTTGAAAGCGGTACTTGGTGAGCAACAAGAATATCGTCACGAACCTGCTTACGATACTGAGAGAACGAACCTTCCTGGATTCCATTCTCAATTGGCTTCATGTCAAACTCAACCTTGTTTCCGTCTGTATCGCCTGGAAGTGGAATATATAGTGTTCGGTGTGACTGACCCTTAAGACCTGTCTGCAAGAAGCGGAATAGTTTGTCTTCTGCTTCTGGTGTAAGTTGAGCACCCTTTAGAGTTACGATGTATCGTGGCACAGCCTTGTTGTTAAAGTAATCAATGTTATACTGCGAAGCCAAGGCATCTCCAAGAAGCGATGGCATAGCAGCCATAACATCTGGAACGCCGTAGAAAGTATTTAGTGGAGAGTATTCCTTGATGTGGATAATCTCGTTTGGTCGTGGGTCTTCGGTAATGTAGTTTACATTCTTTGCTCCGAAGTTACGGAAGTAAACAACCTTGTTAGCAATAATCTGAACGTATCCGTCACGGAGTCTGCGTACACGCATTGTTGCTGCAGGAATGTGACCAATGTAGCCAATCTCTCCAGTGGTTGTTCTGCCAACCTCAATGTATCCGTTACCCATAGCGTGAACGTCTGTGTAAACCTTTTCCATTACAGAAGAGAATGATTCGTCCTGATTAAGACCCTCAAGCCAATCACGGAGTTGAACCTTTAGTCGTTCGATACGCTTGCGAGCACGAGCCATCTGTTCTGCTGACGCAGCCTCAAGTTTTAGACCTGTCTTGTCCGATACTGAAAAGTCATAGCCAAGACCAACAGTGTTCTCAACCTTTGCATCAATAGCAGCGTGATTGGCAAACGAGGTGTCGTAGTATGTAGCAAGTTCGTATAGGTTGTAGGGTGGTGTGATAACGTCAAACAATGCGTATGCATTACGGAACACTACGCCTGGGTTGATAGCGTTTGAACGTGCTCCTCCTGTACCCATCTGGATTGCTCCAGCAGATTCTAGGTATGCATCGTCGCCAAGAGCCTTAGCCATTCTAGTGCTTCTACGCTTGAAGTTTGTGTTCATGCCATTGAATGACTTAATGTCGTCCCATGACTTGGTGAATGGGTCTAGGTCCTTAAAAAGATTTACTTCTTCTGGAACCTCGTCTAGGCGAGCAGGTGTGTTTGCGTACTCGTAGTAACTCACTACTCTTCTCCGCCAAACTCAAGTTGTGTTTTCTTGGCTGCAATCATTGCACCAAGGTCTGTTTCTGAAGGAATGTATCCCTGTTGCATACGGTCAATCTGCTCGCTGTACTCTTCATCAGATACCTTGCGAACATTAGGGAAGAAAACAGCCTGACCATCTGGCTGACCATTCCACGATGCTTCTGCACGGAGCAGAGCAATACGAGATTCGTCACCCTTCATTGAGTCAATGCTTAGTGCGTTACCGTGGTCGTCTGTGAAAAACTTGCCAGAACGCAACTGCCATACATAGATTCCGTAGTTGGAAAATGGTTCTTCAACGATTGATACTTTTGTTTTACCAATCTGATTAGGCATAACCTGCCCAAAGTCTTTTGTAGTGTCAATATTCATACCACTAGTATACCACATTACTACTATGAATATGTATATTTTGCAGTTTTGTAACCACCATAGAACTTATATTGAACATCTTTGACTAGCGTTCTCTTAGTCTGGTCGTACTGTCCAGGATAAAGTATATTGGTTCCAGTGTATAATCCATACATGTTAGAAGGACTTATTGGGTAATTTGTTGTAGAGTATGTAGTTAATAGGTCAGTCCATGTTCCACCTACCCAATTATTCCAGGTGTATGTTCCGCTGCCTGGCTGATTTAAAACATCGTCCCAAAATCCTTCAGTCTGTGATTCTAGGAATTCACCTGCAGACACTCCATAGAAAGTTATGTTGTCCATAGCAAGGGGACCAGTAATATTAAAACTTCCAGAGAAATTATCAAAGACTATTGGCTTCAAAAAGACCACAGTAAGAACAACCCACTCATTGGTTTTTAAGGTTGGTGTTTCGGACAGTTCGCCATTAATGTAATACTGAATATCCTGATTTACAGCACCAATTGTACTTGAAGTAGACAGTGTTGCCGTTTCGGCATAGGTTCCTGTATTCGTCAATGTTCCAGTTAGGGTTCTATCTGATGCAACTATGTTAAAAACTTCTTTTGTACTGAACTGAAATGCCTCACGATTTGATTGGGTTGGGTCTATTGTTGCGTCGTAATACACAAACATTTGAATAGCATTAAGTTTAGAACTAGCATTCAACTTTTCATTAATTGGGACCCTTAGTCCACGAACGGTGTTTGCTGGCGTTACGTCAAAACCAACAAGTCTGATTCCAGAAAGCCTGTCCAAACTTAGATGTGGACTTGTTTTCTTTTCAATGATATATGGGTTTCTTGCATTCCCAATACCAGAATAGTCATATGTGCTTGTTGAGGTATTATATGTATAGGGAATTATCTTTGCTCCATATTTTGTATACACTGGGTTTTGCGTTGCAGTGTTTAGTGAGAATGCTTGCGAAGACAACTCCAAAGACTTAATCTTAACGGCATTGTTTGTGGTATCTGAAACTGATATGTCTACATGTTTAACAATTGTCAATGTTGATATGTCTACCCCAGATGGTGGATAAATAATTGTTCCGTCAACGACTTCATACTTTGTGGTTGCCCAGTTTGCATCTGGTCTAACAACTCTATCGATACTGAGTTTTTGAATTCCGTTAGTAAAGTAACTATCCGCCTTGTATGTGGAGGATATAAGTTCAAACGTTACATAACTCTTAACATTGCCAAGTGAAGAGTCTAGATACTTTGTACCTGTTGTATTGACTATTGGTGAGTCATAATCTATATTAAACTGAATATTGTTAAAGGTGTATGTGATGTTATTGCTTGCATCTTTTACATCTTTAGCAAAATGCTTGAGGGGAACGTCGTTTTTCCAATACCCCGAAGAGCCATTGGCAAAATAGTTTTCTGTTGATGCAACAGAACTATATGTATAAGATGTATTGTAAGTGCTCTTGTTAGTGACATACTTAACCTCATAGTTTGCTGGGTATGCGTTCAAAACTGCTTCTGTTGTTGAGGACGTTGCCGCATTCGCTGGGAAGAAGAATCGTCCTGTAGAATCTACAAAATAAGAACCTCTCTTGTCTAGTTCAAACTGTGTGAGGAACTTGATTCCATTAATCACTGCATTTGGCGTAGTGTCTAACGTTGTGTCATTATCTCCAAATGCAAACATTATTAACTCTTCGGAATTATTAAAGAAGTTCTTAATATTGCTGGTGTAGTTAGTTGCAAATTTTTCTACGTCCATACCCACAAAGAAACGGTAGGTCGTGCCATCAAGATAATGAGAGTTTGTTTTAGTTGTCAGTAGGGTTTCAGTGTCGCTATCGTACTTGAACTTGTATTTAATCTCTATGTCAGAGCCATTCAGTTGCATAGTTATGCTTAAATAATTTTTACTTATTTTATTAATAATTTTAAAAATAGTCTTTTCGGATGTGGACGGAATTGCTGAAGTGT